GTGGGGTCTCTGAAGTCACCCTATGCAGTCTGATGGATGCGGTATCGAACAAGACTGAATCTCTTGACAACGACACCATATTCACAGATGACCATGCCATTGCCTATGAGGCCAAGAACTACAGTGAATACCTACTAAGTGTTGCAAAGTTGTCACTAACGCCAACAGAATTTGCAATCATCAAGATGAGATATTACCAAGATATGACTCAAGATGAGGTAGGTGAAGTCCTTGAAACTAACAAGATGTGGGTGTCACGACATGAAAAGGCTGCATTAGACAAGCTAGAGGGTGCCTTACTGTAACAATTCGTGATGTTACAGGTTTCGCAGAATGACCTTATAAGTAAGTAGGAGTAACGTAAGTTATAGCTTAAGTTATTGACTGTAGTATCTACTACTACTAGATATAACTTAAGTTAACAACGAAAGGATAGACGATGGATGACGATGACTACCACAAGTCTCTTGTAGCAAGAGCTAACAGCAGGACACTTGATGATGTCGCTGATGATGTCCGTAAGCACTTGTCTGAGGCTGTTGAGGGTATCATAAAGGCTGGTCAGGCTCTGCAAGAGGGTCGTGACATGAACCCTAGCAACATCGCATTTTGTAAGTGGTGTGAAGAAGAGTTTCCTGATCTTAAGCCAAAGATGCGAGAGAGGATGATGCAGGTTGGTCGTAGGTTCGATACGACATTTATGTCGCAACACTTACCTGTAACAGTTCTCTACGAACTAGCAGCACCATCTGTCCCTGACGAACTCGTAGAAGATTTCATGTCGTCCGACGAACCTGTCAAGGTGAAGGATGTAAAGGTTGCAAAGAAAGGCTATAAGAAGGTTAAAGACAAGGGCAACGAAGACCTACAGGAGGCGGTGTCGTCTGGTTCAATGAAGCCAAGGGAAGCAGCTAAGACAGCCCTCAGTCGTGCAGAAGAGCTTCAGCGTGAGTTGAACAGTCTGACCGATGAAGAAAAGATTGAGCGTCTCGGTGGGGAGAAGCCCATTGATGCTGCTTACCAGCGTAAGCTGGATGAGACCTTGGGTGATGACTTCAACCCCAACAATGCTGCCACGGGTATCCTGATCTCTCTGAACAGGCTTCGTCTCTTTGGTGGCAAGAAGGAGATTGAGAACTATATCCTTGGAGAACTGTATCGCAGTGTTCGTATGCAAAAGTATGAAGCAGAGGCACTGTTGATGCTTGCTGATGTTATTAACGAGAACTACGACGAAATCGTCGGTTACATTGACGACAAACCTAACCTTAAAATTGTAAACTGAAGGAACTCGACAAATGGCTAATCAAACTCAAAAGTATGCACAAATGAAGCTGGAGCTTGCTCAGGGTAGCGTCTCCCCCTACGGTATTGACCTTGGTCTCCGTGGTATCCAGCACAATACCATCCGCGTCATTGACCGTGGCGTTAACACTGTCAAAGAGTCTGCTATCAATGCACGTCGCGCATATCAAAAGCGTAGTGGTGTACATATCAGCAAGCAGGAGTATCTGTATCCGCTGAAGGATAAAGAGGGCAACCCCGTCCGTGGTGATGATAACAAGATCGTAAAGATTCTTCTGCCCTTCGGTGTTATGAAGAAGGTTGACCCTGACCACGCAGATCAGCTTCGTGACAAGCTGGCAACTCAGGCGGAAGGTGTTCTGGAAACTGTTCGTCAAATGGACGAGTGCTAAAATAAGGAGAGCCACATGGCTGAACACGGACACCAACCCTGCCCTTACCAATCGTGTGGCTCTTCCGATGCCTTTAGTTACAATGCTGATGGATACGGCAAGTGTCATGCCTGTGACAGAGGTTACCCTTCCAGTGGAAAAACATTCGATTGGGCTGAAGAAAGATACCCGACAAAGAGAGGTGATAATTTTATGTCGTTCACACCAAAGCTGATCGAAGATGTATCAGATGGTGAATATGTCAACATGCGTGGCATCAACACCAAGACGATGGAGGACTACGGGGTACTGACCTACGACAACCGTCAAGAGTATGTCTACCCGTCCGGCGGAATTAAAGTCCGTAACCTAACAGAGAAAGGCTTCTACGCCAAAGCAGGGTTCAAGGGGGACGAACTGTTCGGGATGAACCTGTTCACTGCTGGTAGCTCTAAGATGGTAACCATCACTGAGGGTGAACTGGACGCCCTGTCAGTGGCTCAGATGCTCAAGAGCGGCTACACCAACCCAGTAGTGTCACTACCCTCTGCTACGCCCTCTAAGAAGCTCTGGGAGAACTGTGCAGACTGGCTCAACAGTTTCGATAAGATCGTGCTGTCAGTTGACAACGACGATGCTGGTAATGCTCTTGCTGACCGTGTGTCTAAGCTGTTCCCTAACAAGGTCTACCGTGTTGACCATCGGCCCTACAAGGACGCTAATGAGTTCCTACAGGCAGGTAAGGCAGCAGACTTCAAGAGCGCATGGTGGAACGCACGGAAGTATGTCCCTGAGAACGTGATGAACAGCACACAGGACTTCTTGTCGTTGTACAAGGATACGCCTGAGCATCAGTTTATTCCTACGGGTATCCAAGCACTAGACGACAAAATCTTGGGGTTGATGCAGGGTCACTTCACGGTTATCAAGGCACCTACAGGCATTGGTAAGACAGAGGTGATGCGGTTCTTGGAATACAACATGCTGAAGCGTGGTGTCCCTATTGCTGCATGGCACTTGGAAGAGACTAAGTTGAGGTCACTGCTTGGCCTTGTGTCTTACGAGTGTAACGACAACCTGACACGGCGTGACTTGATCGAAGAAAAGGGTGCTGAGGATCGTGTCATTGAGGCTATCGGTAAGCTGACCAAGGATGAGAACTTCTACCAGTTCTACCTGAGTGACGGTCAAGGTGCTGATGATCTTATCGACCAGATACGATACTTTGCTGTCGCTTGTGGTGTTAAGTTCGTGTTCTTTGAACCTATCCAAGATGTCCTTGTTGGGTCGTCAGAAGAGAGCAAGGAACAGATGTTGGCTGACTTGTCTGTGCGACTGTCTAAGCTGTCTGCTGAGTTAAATGTGGGTATCGTTACTATCGCCCACACTAATGATGATGGTCAGATGAAGTATTGTCGTATGATCGGGCAGCGGGCATCAGTCATCATTGACCTGAAGCGTGACAAGGATTCTACTGACTTGCAAGAGCGTAACACGACACACCTTACTATTGAGAAGAACCGACCATGCTCTGAAGAAGGTAAGGCAGGTATGATGCGATTTAGTACTGATACGTTTACACTACGAGAGGTACACTAATGACAGTATTCGACATTGAAACTGACGGTCTATTAGATGAGTTGACCAAGATTCATGTCTTGTCGTATAGCTATGATGGCAAGGATGTTGTATCGACTGGTGACTACGATGAAATGCGTGAGTTCTTTAAAACCCATCATTACCTCATAGGTCATAATATTATCCGATTCGACATCCCCGCAGTGGAAAAAGTGCTGGGTATCAAGGTAAAGGCACGTCTGGTAGATACTCTAGCAATAAGCTGGTATCTGCACCACGACAGACTGAAGCATGGTCTTGAATGGTACGGTGTTGACTACGGTATCCCCAAGCCTGTTATCAAGGACTGGAACAGCCTGACCTATGAAGACTACGCTAACAGGTGTCAAGAGGACGTTAAAATCAACTCTCGTCTGTGGCGTGACCTATGGCACAAACTTAACAAGCTCTACCAAGACGAAAGTGAGATGGATAGTCTGATCGACTATCTGTCGTTCAAACTAGATTGTGCCAGAGAGCAAGAAGACCTTCGGTGGAAGCTAGATGTAGATAAAGCTCAGGAAGCCTACGACGAAATCATCAGGCTCAAAGAAGAGAAGGTAGAGCAACTAGCTGATGCTATGCCTAAGAAAGCACTGACCCGTGTGGCTACCCAGCCTAAGGTCATGCACAAGAAAGATGGCGAGTTGTCCTCTCACGGTGAGAAGTGGATTGCACTATGTGCGGAGAATAAGATGCCAATCTCCGCAAAAAGCCTAACTGTCCAGACAGGAGAAGAACGGGGCAACCCAAACAGTAACGATCAGGTCAAGGACTGGCTGTACAGCTTAGGTTGGAAACCACGAACGTATAAGTTCATCAGGGATAAGAAGACAGGTGATGAAAGACAAATCGAACAAGTCCGTAATGACGGAGACCTTTGCAAGAGTGTCAAGGAACTTGTCAGTATGGACCCTGCTGTTGATCTGCTGGATGGCCTTACCGTGCTTACTCATCGTGCTGGAATACTTAAGTCGTTCCTAGACTGTCACGTTGATGGCTACTTACAAGCTACGGTGGCTGGCCTGACGAATACATTCAGGTTCAAGCACATGAAGCCTCTGGTCAACCTGCCTAGTGTAGACAAGCCTTACGGTGATGTGATCCGTGGGTGTCTTACCTGCCCTGAGGGCTACGTCCTAGCTGGCGCTGACATGACTAGCTTAGAAGACACGACCAAACGACACTACATGAAGCCACTCGACCCTGACTATGTGGAACAGATGAGCAAGGAAGGGTTTGACCCACACCTTGACTTGGCACTACACGCTGGTGTCATCTCTCAAGAAGACATCGACAAGCATAATTCAGGTGAGCGTTCACTCAAGGCACTCCGCAAGAACTACAAGGTGGTCAACTATAGCAGCATATACGGTGTAGGAGCGCCTAAGCTGGCCCGTGAGACGGGTATGAGCAAGTCTGAGGCTAAGACCCTGCTAGACGCCTTCTGGTCCCGTAACTGGGCCATTGAGAAGGTTGCCAGCACACTACAGGTTAGGGAGTTGTTCGGGGGCATGTGGCTAAAGAACCCTGTCTCTGGTTTCTGGTATAGTCTGCGTAGTGACAAGGACAGGTTCAGCACTTTGAACCAAGGCACAGGTGTCTACTGCTTTGATACTTGGGTTGCTGTCTGTCGTAAGAACGGTATCAAGTCTGTGGGCCAGTTCCACGACGAGATCATCGCTCTGGTTAAGGAAGGTGACGAGGGTAACGTAGAGAAGATCATGCACGATGCTGCTGTTATCCTGAACAAGAGGGTCAAGCTAAACGTCCCACTTGGGACTGATGTGCAGTTCGGTAAGACTTATGCGGACATCCACTAGGTCCAACTGAGTCTTTTATGCAACACTATGTGACCTTCTTCAGTAAGGAGTAAATAAGTTAGCGAATCAGTGTTACAGATTCGTCAAAATGAACTTATAGTATATTACCAACACAGTGCTGTAAACCCTACAGCTTAAACAAAGGAACCCGACATGGCTAAGTTTACAATGGATATGATCCTCGAATACCCAAAGGTGTTTGAAGAGAACCGAGATATGGGTGGCGACGACAACGTTGCTGCCAAGAAAGCAAAGAAGTTTAACGGTCAGTATGTAGTCAACGCATACTTCACAGACGAAGATCAGATCGAAGAGCTACTGCAAGCTGGCCTAGACCCTAAGCCAATGGGTAATGACCGCATCAAGCAGGGTAACAACTTCGGTATCGGCAAGTTCATCAAGCTGACACGCTTCCATGACCACAAGATGACATTCACTGACAAGAATGGTGTGGAGACAGAGGTAGACTTCGGTGGTGAACCAAAGGTAGTCAACCTAACTAACGGAGCTGAGAACAAGGCTTGGTGGTCGTTGGGGGATGATGGTGCATTGGGTAACGGGACAGCCGCTAAGGTCCAGTTCTCTACATACTCTAATGGCTCTGGTGTCCGTCTTGAGGCTATCGGTGTTACTGACCATGTGGCTTACGAAGGCTCTGGTCCGAGTGAAGATGACAAACTGTTTATGATTGAAGATGGAGAGGCTGCGTAATGAAAATTACAGTTACCGTAGAGACCACGGAAGATTATGACGGTTACGATGGTGTTTACACATTCAGCCGAGACAACATGGAAGACCTGTTTCAAATCTCAGCTTTGTTCTTGTCGGTAATGCAAGCTGTAGGCTTTGATTATGTGACTGACGTAGGATTTGAAAAGGACGATGGTCAAGTAACCTTCGGGAAGTTTTAGTATGAGCAAGGGAAAAGTATTAGTAGATGGCGACATTGTAGCTTACAGAGCAGCCTTTGCTACTCAAGACCTTTTCCCTGAGGATGCTGCCGGGAAGGTCGATGAACTCATGGAGTATATCTTAAATGAAACGATTGACCTCCCGTTTCCTTCGGAGCAAGACTTTCAAGTATATCTTACTGGCAGCACTAACTTTAGGTTTGATGTAGCAAAGTCACACCCATACAAAGGTAACAGGGCCACGACAGAAAAACCTGTTCACCTTGGTACAACTAGGGAACATCTGATCGACAAGTATAGTGCTGTTGTTAGCGTTAACGAGGAAGCAGACGACCTAATCTCTAAGGGTGCAGCAGAATTAGGTTATGATTGTGTTGTCGCCTCTATTGATAAGGACATGCTGCAACTACCTTGCTGGCACTTTAACTTCGGTAGGAATGAGTGGAAAAAGGTAGAGCCTTTCGAGGGTACACACTTCTTCTACACACAACTGCTAACAGGGGATCGTGCTGACAACATCGTAGGTCTCCACGGTATCGGACCTAAGAAGGCTGAGAAGCTGCTGGCAGACTGTAGTAATGAGGACGAACTCTGGGGAGCTGTCGTAAAGGCATACGATGGCAACTTAGATCGGATTATTGAGAATGGGAGACTGCTTTGGCTAAGGCGACACGAGGGAGAAATCTGGGAACCACCAGTGCAGGAATAAAGCACGGTTACCGCTCTGGCCTAGAAGATCGTATCTCCGACCAGTTAAAGAGTTTAGGTGTCCCATTCGAGTATGAGAAGCTCAAGTTAAAGTATGCAGTCAACGAAACGAGAACATACACACC